CCAACATATTTGAATGAATTTGATGAATATCTTATGTCAACAGACATTGGTAAGTTTGGTCTCTACGAAGGTGAAGAAGTTCCACTTGACCATCCATTCATTAATGAAGCAGAATATAAAGGCGATGATGTAGAATTGAATAAACCTAAAAGAGGTGGAAAGAAGAAATTTTACGTATATGTGAAGAATGATAAGGGTAATGTAATCAAGGTTCAATTCGGAGATACATCAGGTCTTAAAGCTAAGATTGATGATCCCGAAGCAAGAAAATCTTTCGCCGCTCGACACAACTGTGCAGCAAAGAAAGATAAAACAAAAGCAGGTTACTGGTCATGCAATCTTCCAAGATATGCATCACAACTTGGCTTAAAAGGTGGAGGTGCATTTTTTTGGTAATATGAGTAAACCATATACAGATAAAATAAAAGGTAATACAAAGATTCGTATATTTGAATCAGATATTGAATCAGATGAACTAGTTTGGCATCGTGATCGAGTAGATCGTGTTATTACAATATTAGAGGGTGATGGATGGATGTTTCAGATGGATAATGATATACCAAAATTGTTAGAAGCTGGTGATATTCTTAATGTGTCTAAGATGGAATATCATCGTCTCTATAAAGCAGGAACTACACCACTTAAAATACAGATAGAAGAGCCTATGAAAAAGTTTAAAACATTCTGTGAGGAACAAGAACTCGAAGAAGGTTATGCAATTGATTTAACACCTTGGCAATTCTCACATCGAGGACAACAACCTAAGGGCGAAGGAACATGGGCATTTGACTATAAAGCATCTTTAGATTCTGGTGGAATGATTGGAATGCAACAAGATACATTCTTTTCAAAAGCAATGTCAACATATAAAAGCGCCGTTAAACAATTGACCAAATTTCTAAAGAAAGATTTGAAAGTAAAACCAAAACAAGTTGAAATTAAATTGGCACCATAATGATATCATTTAAGACATTTATAGCCGAAGCGACATCGAGTAAGAATACTCACATGACACACTTGGAAGACCGAGTGATTTATGGTGGTGTTAAAGGTGCAAGAGAAGCCATCTTTGCTTTAAGAGCAATGAGAGATATGTTGGCAGGCAATAGTAATGAGAATTATGATGTTACTGTAAAATGGGATGGAGCACCAGCAGTGTTTGCGGGTATCGATCCAAGTGATGGTCAATTCTTTGTTGCCAAGAAAGGCATCTTCAATAAAGATCCTAAGGTATATAAATCAGAGGCTGATGTTCGTGCTGATACATCTGGTGATCTTGCTGAGAAATTAGTAGTTGCCTTTAATGAATTGAAAGATCTTGGTATTAAAGATGTGATTCAAGGTGATATCATGTTCACAAAGGGTGATGTTGCAAAGGAATCGATTGATGGAGAATCTTACTACACATTCCAGCCAAACACAATTGTTTATGCTATTCCTGTTAAATCAGATTTAGGTAAACAGATCGCTAAGGCAAATCTTGGAGTTGTATGGCACACAACTTATAAAGGTAAGGATTTTCATTCAATGAAAGCATCCTATGGTGTTAATCTAAAAGGTTTAAAGAAGAAACCTTCAATCTGGTATCAAGATGCTGAATATAGAGATGTGACAGGTAAGGCAAGTTTATCCGCTACCGATACAAAACAAGTGAATGATGCATTGAGTAATGCAGGTAAAATCTTTCAGAAGATTGCGAGTTCGACACTCAAACAGATTCAAGATAATCCACAACTTGCTGGTCAATTCGAAACATTTAATAATAGTCTTGTTCGAAAAGGTGAAAGAATTGGTTCACCAGCAAAGCATGTGAATGATCTTCTCATTTGGTTCAAAGATAGATTTGAGAAGGAAAGAGCAAAGAGAAAATCGCCAAAGGGTAAAGAAGGTGTTGATAAGAAGGAACAAGAATTGATGAGATTCTTCTCAAAAGAGAATAGAAAGAACCTTCAACTTGTATTTGAGCTTCAGAATGCTATTGTAGATGCTAAGCTTCTTATTATAAATAAACTTGATAAGGTAAAACAACTTGATACCTTTGTTCGTACTAAGAATGGTTTCAAGGTAACAGGTTCTGAAGGATTTGTTGCTATTGATAAGACTACTTCTGGTGCAGTCAAATTAGTTGATAGATTAGAATTTTCAATGAATAACTTCAGCAAAGATGTAATAAAAGGCTGGGAAAGATAAAGATATGATTAAAGGATTTAAACAGTTTAATGAAGAAAACTCAAAATCAGTTGTGTTCACATTTGGACGCTTCAACCCTCCGACCCGCGGGCATGAGAAACTTCTGATTAAAGTAGCTAGTCTCGCTATAGGGAATGACTATAAAATATTTGCGTCTCAATCAAATAACCCAAAGAAAGATCCTCTTGAGTATAAAGAGAAGGTTATGTTGATGAGAAAGATCTTTCCAAAACATGGTCGCAACATCATCTATGATAAGAAGATTAAAAATGCAATTGATGCACTAGTATATCTTTATAATGCGGGTTACACAAAAGCCACAATGGTAGTTGGTGCTGATAGAATTTCAGATTTTAAATCTCTATTGAACAAGTATAATGGTGTTAAGGCTCGTCACGGCTTTTATGATTTTCCAGAAGGAATTTCAATTGTGTCTGCAGGAGATCGTGATCCAGATGCAGATGATGTTTCTGGCATGTCTGCTTCTAAGATGAGAGCAGCTGCTATTGAAGGTGATTTTCAATCATTCTCAAATGGTCTTCCAAAATCCTTTGGTGATAAATTAGCCGTATTCAATCTTCTTAGGAAGAGAATGGGTTTGAAGGAGATGACTAATTTTCGTAAGCATATTGAATTAAAGACATCAAATATTCGTGAGAGATACATTGCTGAAGAGGTATTCCTTGTTGGTGATCGATTCTTAAACTTAAGGGGCGAGATTCATTCAGTTGCAGAAAGATGTACAAACTATATCGTAGGCTCAGATGACAATAAATATTTCCTTAATAAGATTGTCGAAGTAAAACAAGATAAGGATATTAAGGATAGGAAAGGTTCTCAACCCGCAAAGTATTTTGCAAAGGATGCTGAAGGAGATGAGATGGCAAAGTCCACTAAAGCAAAGAGAGCAGCACACTTTAAGAAAGGTGCCGCAAAATCTGATGATGATCCATCTGCTTATAAGGCAGCTCCTGGTGATGCATCTGCTAAAACAAAACCTTCGAAACATACTAAGAAATTCAAAGATATGTTTGGCGAAGATAAGAACCCTATCATTGATGCCGAAGATAATGTAGAAGAGGGTGTAGATGATCCTGCAATCTTTAAAGCCGTATTCCTTGCAGGTGGCCCAGGCTCTGGTAAATCATTTACAGTGGGTAAGACAGGTCTCGGTGCTCTAGGATTTAAATTGGTGAACTCTGATCCTGCCTTTGAAAAAGCAATCGAAAAAGCAGGTGGAGTGATGGAGCCAGAATTTATCTTCTCTCCAAAGGGACAAGAGGTTCGTGCAAAGGCAAAGTCTTTAACTGCTAAACAGATGAGTCTTTACATTCAGGGACGACTCGGCTTGGTGATTGATGGAACGGGCAAAGATTATGAGAAGATTAAAAAGCAAGCCAACAAACTAAAAGAAATTGGTTATGATGTAGGTATGATTTTTGTAAACACTGATCTAGAAACTGCTGTTAAAAGAGATTCAATGAGAAGTCGAACACTCGGTCCGAAACAAGTAAAGATTATGTGGGACGGTGTTCAGAAGAATATTGGTAAATTCCAGTCATTCTTCAAAGATAACTTTGTAATTGTGGATAATTCCGAGGGTGCCAATTGGCAGAAAGCAACAACTGATGCTTATAAGAAGATGATTAAGTTTGCTAATGCAACTCCAAGAAATAAGATTGCGAGAGATTGGATTAAGCAACAACTTGGTGAAGTATATGAAGATGTTAAGACAGGTATTCAAAAGAAAGCAGAAAAGACTGGTATTTCTTATGCTATTCTCAAGAAGGTATTTGATCGGGGTGTAGCGGCATGGAGAACAGGACATCGCCCTGGCACAACTCCAGAACAGTGGGGATATGCTAGAATCAATTCATTTGCTACTGGTGGAAAAACTCGAACAACCGCTGATGCTGATTTATGGAAGAAGCATAAGGGCATGAAAGAATCTGAATTCAAGTCACATTGGATGTATGATCCAAAGACTGGTGAAAAAGAATGGGCTGAAACTGAAGATGATCACAATCGATTAAATGATAAAGGTTGGGTTCATGAGAAACCTGTCAAAAAATAAATGATTACCAAAAAACAATTAGATTCAATCGAAAGATTTGCCGACAAACTTTGGGGTAAGGTTGGCCTAGATGTTGAATTCACTCGACATTTCCTTGATAGATTGAATGATTCTCGTAATAAAAAAGATATCACACCGGCAGAGATACAAAGACTATTTAAACAGTCATATCGTAGATACGGTAAGAAAATAGCCTCACTTGGTCAAGGGGCGCAGGCCGTTATCAATGATATGGAAACAGATATTAATATGCCATTTGTTCTACAACTAGATAAGAATGGTGAATTAGATTTGGTAGCAAAGACTGTTATGAGGAAGAAAGATTTTAAAACAACTAATCAAAAATTTACAGTAGAAAGTGGTGCAGGAGAAGAAGGTACAAAACAGCTTTCTTATAAATATAGGAAAGATACACCAAAACAATCAATCAATGGGAAAACTGAATCTAATATGAAAAGACAAAATTTTATACCTAAAGCGATCATCGATGAAGATGTGCCAGCTTTTATGGGAGCTTTGGCACAAGCTGCTAAAGATGGTAAGAAAGAATTTGAATTCGGCGGAAAGACCTTTAAAGTCAAGCTGAAGAAAGATGTGGTTGATAAGATCACAAAGAACATGGATGAATCAGAAGATCTCGATGATCTTTTCATTGATGGCATTATTTCGGATTTAGTAGAAGCTGCAGCCGCAGATTATGCTAAACTCTCTGATTCAGATTTAAAAGATTTATTTGACATCTTCAAAAACGTTGGACGTTCTGCTGCTAAGCCAGTTATTTTAGCCATCAAAAGAGAGATGCAAAAAAGATCAATGAAAGAAGATATTGATCTTGAAGAAGATTCATTCGATAAATTAGCTAAGAAACTCGGCCGCATAAACCCAGAAACCTTAGGAGATGTTCTTAAAGGAAAGATTAAATTAAGCCCTGCAGAGAGAAAAGAATTTGATGCATTTATGAAAGGCGCTAGAAAGATGTTCGCTAGTGAATCAACTGATCTTGAAGAAGCTGATGGTTGGATAGCAATCTTTAAAGGAAAGAAATTAGAGATCACGAAAAAAGATGCAAAAGACCTTTGGGGCGCAAAACAATTTGCAATCAATAAGCTTAAAGTTCCAAAAA